ACCACGCAAATCTATACTGCAGCTCATCATGTCAACCACAAAAATGTTCCGTCATTGGTGGATCAAAAATAAGTCAATAAAAATCAATAAATTAAGAAAACTCACTCTACATGAAGGTTCTCCTAGTCATTTCATAGATGACCAAAAGAAACCCTAAACATTTAAAAATGTATGCTTAACTCGCCCCATTATTGCCCCAAACTTGCCCCATTTATCAACTAACTTGAATTAGTCTGAATGCAATCTGTCAGTTTCTTTATCTCGATGTGACTAGGTTTGACAGGTTGCGCTAAATCGGTTCTGCCCCAAAGTCATTTTGGCCAGCAGTCCAGCATAGCGCGTTCTGTTGGTTCTTCCCCTATTTTTGCTAATGTCATCACGCCTGATTGACCATGCAGCGTGTACAGTTATGAGTGCAGTTGTGATAGTGCTATCAGACGCATGGGGCTTTGGTAGTGTGTGAAAAACTCACATTGGCAGACGATGCTCTATTTAAACAGAGCACAACGCTATTGAATAAGATGTTAGCTTCTTAAACAAGGATGAACATGAAATTAGAGTCAGTTAGAATTCAAAACTTCCGGTCTTTTAAAGACGAAACTGTAAACTTCGATGATTATAACTGCTTGGTTGGTCCAAATGGTGCCGGAAAATCAACAGTAATGAATGCACTGAATGTTTTCTTTCGTCAGCATAAAGACTCTAAAACCGACTTAAGCAAACTTTCTGCTGATGACTTTCACCATAAAAATACGAGTGAACCAATCTCAATTACGGTGACTTTCAAAGACCTTTCGACAGAGGCTAAAAAAGGGCTAGCTGATTATGTAAGACAGGACCAGTTAGTTGTTACGGCTAAGGCTGAATATGACGAGGGAACAGAAAGGGCTGAAGTAAAGCAATTTGGTAATAGACTCGGCATGACCGAGTTTAAAGTTTGGTTTGAGGCTGAAAAAGCTAAGAAACCAGCAAAGGAACTAAAAGAGATATTTGCTAACTTGAGAGACAAGTGGCCTGATATATCAACAGCAAGTTCAAAAGCCGACATGGCTGACGCACTCAACTCATTTGAGGCCGATCATCCTGAAAATTGTAGCCTTATCCCAAGTGAGGATCAGTTTTATGGTGTTTCAAAAGGTGCAAACAGACTCGCCCCGCATTTACAGTGGGTATTTGTATCCGCGTCAAAAGATTTTTCAGAAGAAGCAGAGGAAAACAAAAATTCTGCTCTTGGACAGCTATTATCGCGGGCCATAAGATCAAAGGTCAATTTCACAGAAAAAGTTACCAGTTTAAGAAATGACCTAAAACAAAACTATCAATCAATGCTTGAAGCAGAACAAGGAGTTCTTTCGAGCATATCTGATTCATTGGAAACTAAGCTAAAGCTTTGGGCTAATCCAAGCGCAACTGCAAAAGTTCTTTGGAAAAGTGATGCTGATAAAGCCATAAAAATCGAAGAGCCATTTGCTCATATACAAATTGGGGAAAAAGGCTTTGAAAGTGAATTAGCTCGCTTTGGTCATGGAATGCAGAGATCATATCTATTAACTCTACTTCAAGAGCTAGCTGACATTGATGACGAAAACGCCCCTACGCTAGTTATGGCGATTGAAGAACCTGAGTTATATCAACACCCACCTCAAGCGAGGTATTTATCAGAAGTTTTACAAGACCTAGCTAATGATAATTCTCAAATCGTTGTATGCTCGCATAGTCCATATTTTATACCAAGTGATGATTTCCATACGGTGAGAATGGTAAGAGAGGTTGGTTCTCCGGTTTCTTCATCAGTAACCTCATTAAAGTATGACGATTTAGTAAAAGAGTTAAAGGATGCTGGGGAGAAAGCCGTTAAAGAAAGCGGTATGATCGCTAAGCTTTACCCAACGCTACGTCCTGAAATTAGTGAGATGTTTTTTAGCAAGAAACTGATATTAGTCGAAGGAATTGAGGATGTGGCTTATTTAACCTCTTATGTTCAATTGATGGGTAAATTGTCAGAATTTAGGCGTTCTGGTTACCATATAATTCCAGTTGGTGGAAAAAATGAATTAATAAAACCGTTAGCAATAGCAAAATTACTTAATATCGAAGTGTTTGTAGTTTGTGATGCTGACACCGACAAAATAAGAGAATCTGAAATCAACAAACACAAAAACGATAATGCTGCTATTTTGCATCTATTAGGTCATGACAAAAATGAACATTGGCCAAGTAACGATGTGAAAAAATCTAACCTTAGAATGTGGAAAACAAATATAACAAACACAATAGGGCCTGAGCTTGGTGAAGATTGGAAGCAACATGAAGATCAAGCAGCTGCCTATTACGGGAATGCAGGTGGATTAAAGAAAAACCCCTTAGCTGTCTCAAGGGCGCTAGAAAGCGCTTGGAAAGCAGGCTTAAAGTCAGATACTTTACAGGAGTTAGTTAATAGTATTCTGGGCTCAAGTACAACAGAAGCTAACAAGTCAAAGCAGGCGGACAGCGCAAGTGCTGCCGCTATTTGAGGTGTTAATCTCACGTTTCTAGCGCGTTTGTGCCCCATTTCGTGCCAGATATGTTACTCATTCACATACTGTTAATGCATATTTGCCCTACTAAAAATTATCCGAATGTAGTAAAACACGCAATATGTTAGGGGAATGAATATCTGAGTATCAACGCTTAACGACAAGTGGCTTCTCTCTTGAAATTGGGGAAGCCGTTCATATAGGCCCTCGATTATCCTGTTATGAGTGATGAGGAGCATATACTTAGCTGCGCATTATATGGTAACTTACGCGCTTATTGCCTCATGTTAAATCAATCAGTTAAATCGGACTATGCGATTACATTATTTGAAGTTTGGTTGGTGGAACGTATCACTAAGTCCTCCAAGAGCTAAAAGCAAAGGTAGTCCCGAAAACTATCAATCTATAAGTCGAATTTTGGAAGAGATTCTTATAAAACATGACCTGTCTCTGATAGGAGTATGTGAAGTCTCGTCGCATGATATGGACCAAATTCAAATCCACTTGCAGGGAACTCCCTATAAGGTTCTATCTTTGGATCACAAAGTGGGTAAAACGAGATTTGATGCTGCTGTCATATATGACCCTCAAAAAGTAAGTGTTTCTGACTCAGTGGACTTAGCGAGGTCTGAACGAGATCAGGTAATTAAATTAGGTCAGGCTCTTCAAGTTGTCGATTTAAAAGAAGGTGATAAGTTTAAGTTAATTCTGTGTCATTGGGCTAGCAGGATAAGTTCCAGCGGAGAGTCTAAACGAAAACTCGCTGCTCAAGGTTTATACGATGCTTTAAGGGATATGATGCGCGATGATGAGCACATCATTATTATGGGGGATTTCAACGCTAGTCCATATGATAGTGTGATGCTTGAAGAACTAAATGCTACGAGGTGTCATGAATCAGTTAGAAGACATCCGACGGCATTGTTTTACAATCCTTTCTGGCGAGCATTGCCATCAAAAGAAGTCTACAACTATACAATGAGAGATTCCCAATATTTTCCATCTGGCTCACATAGGTACCAAGACCCGCATGGTCAGTATTGGCATACTTTCGATCAAATATTGTTTTCAGGGAACTTTCTGGGCCAAAGTGAGTGGCATTTGAATGAGTCAACAACAAGAACGCTGTTTGATGAGCCTTTAGAATCTAGTATTCTAGATAAGACATCCATAATTGATCACTTACCAGTTGTATGTGAGATAGTTAAGCACCCACGAGGTTGATATGAGTTTTAATTTTAAAGAAAGCTTGGCCAAGGGGCAGGCTAGTGCATCTCTCGTAAAGAAAAATCAGAGGGAACTTGACGATCTCTACGAGGAGCTGACTAAGACGTTGAGTGAACACTTGGGGTTTGAAGTTAACTTGTACGATAGCCCTGAGTATAAAGGCGTGGACTCGAGCAACTCTATCGCAGCGTCTGTTGCACTATTTAATGCTTGGGCCACACCAGAAAGGGTTGCAACAGGATATACAATACTTTTGTTAGGAGCAAAAGATACAAGTGTTGATAAAGTGACTCTGTTTAAATATAAAGAAAGTGATGATGTTTATCCCGTCACAGTACTTATAAACAAAGACAAAATGCTCTGTTATAGTCAAGAAGAGTATGCAGCCGCAATAAGTAAAGTCCTTGAGAACTCAAGGCTTAATTTAGAGTTGATAGAGTTTAAATCTAAAGTAGAACAAGCATTGCAAGAAAGTTCGAAAGATTCTGGACCAGAATAACCTTTAGGTGACACCGAGGCATCCCGTCATGGGGTGACTCGGTGCTGGTTACTTGAAGCAGATAACACTTTAGGTTTAGTGGTTAAGGCGTTATGCGAAATCTATGTATAGCGTTGCTCACCGTAATAGGTCGTTACCCATACTTTTCCTAATATCTACCAGACCAAATAGAGCTAACTGACTAACTAATTTCTGTCCAATTGTGAGTTTTGACACCAGCAAACCGACTGTATGATCTAGTCGTAGCTAATCCGCGAATGTGTAAGATCGAGTATGAGTCAGCACTTATCAGCGTTAAAACTAAGCACGAGGCGATTAATTCGCTGATAAGTTTAGTTAAATCTAAAACAACTGATTAATAGTCAAATACATCCAGTAGATCTAAATCGAATTCAACACCACGCAAGTCATGTTCATTACACAAGTTCTTTAGCTTGTCATCGCAATACAGCAAGTTACACCCTTGCATCAACGACTTAAAAGCGTACTTATCTGTAACACTAGACTCGACGAACTTGAGCATTTCCAATCCTGCCGGATGACCATCAATGTATTCGTGTTTCGTGTGTTCCTTGTCTTCTTCGCCAAAGCTCATGACATTGAAAACCTGAAACTTCTCACCATCTATCACGATAGGTAAAAATTCACCATCTGTTTCAATGTATGGTCTCAACACTTCAACCGCTCGAGGCGTTAGTACCAACCATGAGCCCCAAACGGATATGTCTGGAATCTTTACAGACGTTTTGTAGTGAGCGGTAAATTTAACACTCTCTTCTACCCAAACGTCGGCCAGCCCTTTTGCTCTTACTGGCTCATTAAAAAGCCTATCCAACAGAGCTCCATCGCCCGCAGCCATAGCCCTTTGGAACGGATCATGCTCAAGGACTTTAAAGTAACGATTGAGATTTCTTATTTGGTATATACTCATTCAGGTGGGTTCCAAGTTGGGTCTTTCTTCATAAGGATTTGGGGAGGGTAAGAACCATCCTTTAACTGAGATTTGATTCTCACAAGTCTAGATTTAAACGCGCTTTCATTGTGACGAATATCGGCCAATTTACCAACCCATCTCTGATAATTATTGCCATGTATGCGCGAATGCGTCGGTGCATTTGGCGTAGTATAATGTCCCTTGTAGGCGGTCGAACGTGGTAGCCAAATACCATTCATTGAGTCGTTAATACCTATCCCAAACATGAACATTTGCAATCGAGCGTCAGTCATGGCCCTAACTCGACCATTACCCATAACGATATGATGCGCCGCATGATTTGGTGACGGCTGTGGCTCTGAAACAGCATACAAGTTACTTACCAAGCGATTTGTAGGATGGTGATTTTCCATCCCCAGCTCGGGACTAGATTTACCTTTGTTATCATCTCGATACGCTTCCAAATCTGCAAGCAACTGCTCTTGCAACTGTGTATGCGCATTAATCTTGGCTCGTTCTCTATTCAAATGAGCAATTGTTTCCTCTGCTTCTTTAACCTCTTTAGGCGAGGTTTTATCTAGATCCTTTATCTTGTGGTAATGCTTGTACGCTTTAACCTGAAATCTATATATCGCCATCTCCAATCCTGACGGGTTCTTTGGCCTTAAAGGGAGCTTCAGAACGGGAGACTTACCTAAAATAACCTTTTCCATTTTCTTTTTAACTCTTCAAAAAGAATAATGCTCCCCTTAATAAGCTAACTCGGTCAATGAGTTAAACCCGTTTTTGTGCTTAGGTTAAAACTGTCACAAATTGACGAACATATTAATTACATAAGGGACTTATGTACAATTCTTTAATTCACAGCTGTCTGCCATTTAATCTTCAACCAACTTCCGAAGAAGAAAATACTCTGTATTTACCTATGCGCTTAGGCTACCTTGAGCAACTCAAAAAGTATGATGTTGATTTCGGCTAGAGCTCATTAGTCAAAACTAGCAAAACTAATAGAAGAACTATTACGAATTTAGGGCGCTTCTTTAAGCCACTTTTGGGTATCCCTGTTCGTCGGGTTCGTTGTCATCATCCTCATACACACGCACATCATAGTTCACCGCCTTAACGCTGCACTTCTCAGTGCCTTGTGGCGTCACATCATTAATGAGCGCTGGATAACACCACTTATCCGCTGGACCAAACAGCCACAATGGTGGTTCCATTTCGCCGTCTAGTGAGGGCGTAAAGCCCAAGTTACTGGTGATGATGACTTCGTTAGGATGACTCCCTTTAGTGCAAACATGCGGCCCTGATGCCCTACCATCGGGTTTTCGGACGGTGATGTGATGCACTCCGCTTTCCCATTCCAGTGGCAAGTCCAGCCATAGGTGCGTCTTGCCGTTCTGAATGCTAAACCCTTCTAACCTGCCGCTTTGCGCGTAACCTGGCACATCGTCACCCAAAGCAACGTAATCGAGATAGTTAGAGTTAAAGGCATCCATCTCGGTTTGGAATGAATACTGAAAACGTCGGTAGCGCTTCTTACGTCGCACTCGCATACCAAACTGCCACGCCTTGGTTGGGTCGGTCACACCAAACGCTCTGACTTTCTCAGGCTTGATTCCGAGGTCACCAGGCAGCAAGCACATTATGGTTTCCGGTTTCCATGTAAAAGTGGAGAAGTATTCCACCTCCACACCGTCGGGCTCTTCTTCGCGGATAAAGCTGCCTGAGCGCTCCAAGCCTTTACCGAGCATGTTGTCCGGTTGGTACTGAAAATCAAAAGTGGTTCTTGGCTCATCCCGAACTGGAATGATTTGACCGTATTTGAGCGTTGGCTCGGAATAACCGACGAGCAAGACTTTCTTCAATACCTCGAACAAGGTGCTGCTGTCGGTGAATACTGCGTCGAACGTATCCCCTCTGGCTTTCCAAACCTCATGCAAACGCAGCAGCTCGTAATGACCGATGTGAACATCACTCAATCCACTATCAAGAATGATGTAGCGGATAGCCGGTGCTATGTCTCGGGTCGGGTAAAGCTCTTGCGTCCAACCTCCTAACCCATCTGGAATTTGCAGTTTACGGGTTGGCACCACGCCCAGCTTATTCTCCGCGCTACGTGAGAGCGAGTTACTGCCACGGATTTTGAAGGCGATGGTGGTGAAGTCGTCATACTTGGTGTTGCTATCAAGTCGCGCTTTCAATCGGCGGTACTCGATGCGATCCAAATACTTGAGGTCTTTATTGTCGTTGGTGATGCGGTATACGCGCACTTCAGGGCGAACTTTACGACCTAAGTCTATTTCGATAGTTTCCGCAAGCTGATCGCGAGTGCCGTCTCGGCGCTCGTACTTGACTTGATTCCACTCGGTTTCTCCCTCTCCGCGCCATTCAATCATGGCCTCGACAGTGAGCGCGTTGGTGTCGCCGTTCTTGTTCACGTATCCAAGGCCGTCAGGGTGTTTGAAGTCGATGTAAATCTTATCGGCCACCTCTGAGGCTGGGCAGGCAAAGTGTGGGCCTGCAGGTTTACCAGGCAGCGCCAGTTCGGTTTCAAGCGTCCACCCTGTATTCTCGCCTTGATGCGTGAAGACATCCCACCACACCTGTGCTTTCGTCCCTTCGGGATACAGCCTATCGACTCGGCCTTTCGGGTTGTTCGCTTCACGGATGATATAGCGGCCATCGTCCGTGCCGTGAAACTTGATGGGATGATGGCGCGTTTCTGACGGTACGGTGTCGACCGTTATCCAGTAGCCCTCACCATTAAGGATGCGCAGCGCATAGAACGTCTCGCCATTAACCTCGAACGCCTGCTTAATGTCCACCATGCCCACGGAATATTCCACCACGGGGTCGGCTTCATGTGGGACGTAATAGTTGGTCGGGTATTCAACATAATCGCCTTGTTTGCAGTTATGCAAATCAGGGTCACGCGACCAAAAGTTAAGAATGTCTGCCCCATTTTCGTTTCGCCAGCCACCATCACCACTTGCTTCGGTGATCTCGCGAATACCAGGCGAACCGGATATTTTGATGATGTGGCCAGCTTCCCATTCAACAGGCCAGTATTCTGTGGCGAGCCCATCCACATCGCTCACCACACCGAGCGTATCGTCCACCACATTGACTTGGCTCGGAGTGATAGAGTTAATCGGCCCTTCTAGCTCGATCCCTGCCGTTGAAGACGTCGAACCGACCTCGCGTGAGGTGTAAATGTTTTCGTGCGCAGGGTGGCTGGTCACGTCCTCCCCTGGCGCAAACACTTGATAACTGATGTCCCCTGCGTATTTCGACACAGGCGTGTCACTGATGGTGATGTCGTCGCCCGTAAGCTCAAACTCGCCATTGCCAATGGCGGTCATCATGAGCAGGTACTCTTCATCTTCTGAGAAATACCAATGCGGCTCACTGATGATGTCAGGGAAGGTTTTGTGGCGTCCAAACAGCTCAGGGATTACCCCCATCAATCGCACTCGGTTGCCTTGTGCGTTGGCTTCATAAATCGGACTGCCTTCTGGCATGGTTTTCTGGAAGTTGTCAGGGATTTGGTTCATGGCGTAGATGGCCGCGCCAGCCGCCACCACCGCGATCACCGCATAAGCGATACTTGCAGGGTCTTTCGGCTCGGCAACCAACTCCACTAAGTCACCGTCTTGCCAAACGTAATCAAACCAATCTGAGGAAGTGCGCTGTTTTTTATTCACGAAATAAGAAAACGGCGGCGTTTCTGATACGTAGTAACCTTTGATGTTCGCAGCCATCCAATCATTGAGCGTTTGCCCAGGTTTGATTGGAGTAAACTCGCACTTACTACGATTGAGCTTGTTGGGATAAACCGCTAGTACAGTCATGTTCGATGTAGTACCTCGTAATTAGTGACATACGCTCAAAATCAGACAGGCTACAGAGCCAAGGCTGGCCCATTTTTCGCCCTGTTTGAGCCACTTTCAGCCCGTTTTCATTCACCACGACACCCACATGCACCAAAGTATCTTCAATCAGATGGCATGCGATTGCGCCATCTATCGGGGCAGTTTCAACATACCCACCCACCAATTGGTGATAGGCGTCGGTCATGCCTGCTTTGTCGTCTGGGTCCACGGTCCCAAAGCTGTCCAATAGGGATAAGCCGTGATGATGGTGGCGAACCAAACGAACAAAGCCCCAACAATCCAGACCATGTTCGTCACGACCATGGTCAAGATAAGGCACCGCCATTAACTCATTTAAAGTCATTAGTTCCCCTGGTACTTGAGTCCTTTGGTGATTGTTGGCGTGTAGCGGCGTTTCGGCCATGCTCGGTTCACCAAGTCATGAAACGACGCGACAACGCCAACGGTTTGGATGTTGTCTTTTTCACTGACCGCCGTCAGCGTGAGGGGGGGCTCGGCAGGTGCCGAGACATGGGGATACAAGTAAAAGCGATACGTGATGGTCACTTTGCTGCCATCTTCCATGGCTTTATCAATAAAGCGACGGGCCTCGCCCGTCACGTTATCAATCTGGAATTGCAGGTTCTGTTTCCCTTTGACGCTTTTACCCGGCAATGACACCCCGAACGCCGACGCTCGAAAGAAGGTCTCTACCCCTGTTTCTAGCCCAAGATAAATGCCTTCCACACCGTCGACTTCAAGATGATAGAAACCGTCAGCCAGACGAATGACAGATTCCGGCTCGCCTTTCTGATACGCATCTTCATTTTTAATTTCTATGGTGTGGATGGGGATTTTATCGACAGGAGCAGAGGCGTAATAAACCTCTATGGCTTTCATGATTACTTCTCAAATTTAAATAGTGGGGCGCAAACCTTAGCCATGACCGATGATCCCGTGTCGTTCCAATGACTCCCTTCATTGGTAAAGGTGACACCACCTTTACCGCTGCCTTCCGTTGCCGTTCTTAGATCACCGAAAATAGCATAGCCTGCATCGACCCACCGCTGAGCTGCGTGAATACAAACCGCTTCAGGGTGATTATCTTTTACCCATAAGAACGCCTCGGCGTACTTATCAAGTGCAGACATCATTTTTCCATCCTGTTGCTCTTCGATCTTCAAACTACCATCATCATTGATACCATTGAAGTTCCAAGAGATTGAAGCCGTAAACATGGCAATTTCTGGGGTATAGCCAAAATGTTCAGCGCGCGTTTCTAACGATAACTCGTAGGTAGGAGAGAAAACAAAGTGATCGGTCAATCGCTGCCAATAACCACCAGGATAAGGAGAGGCATTACTGGCACCATCATTGTGAATCGGCAGTTCAAAAAACAGCAAGTCTGGCTTGAACCCATGCACTTCATTATCGGCATACAAAGGTAATCCACGCCCACTACTGCTATCGGCCTGAGTGTTATGACTGCCACGAGCGGCATTCACATAAGTGATCATAAACTCACGAATAGACCACTCGACTCCCCAATACATGAATCGACCTGCGCTCACGGCAGAGATACTCACCGACTTGGTGATTCCACGGCTATCAATAAAATCGCCTTTACAGCGCATTTTTAAGCGCTTTTGGTAAGTAGTGTTGGCTTTGGTTGAAATGTTTCTAGCGACCATCTCTCCCGTAGACGCTCTAGGTACCATCACCGAACGCGCAACAGGTGCAGACTCTCGCTGGCTAAACTCATAACCATTCGCTTCTTTCCAGGTGGCAGTAAGCTCATCAAACACTTCAACTTGACCATTACCTTCAGCAACAACAACCTTGACTTGCTCACACCCTAAAGAATCCGTGCGATAGATGAAGTTAAACTGCCAAGCCTTTTCTGGAATAACAAATCCAACCGCCGCATTGGCACTGTTACTGTATCGCGTAAAACCCGCTCGATAAGGACCATCATCCCAATCTGCCAAATTAGATGTGGTATTAAACGCGCCCGTTTCAATAAAATGACCTGAGTCATATCGTCGATATTGCTGACCTTCCCAAGCCATTTTGTCCCACATGGCAGAGGCAAAATTATTGCTATGCATAAGAGGTGGTCGCAGCGTTGCATCTTGATGTTCAGTACAGTGCTCTGTACTTCGTGCCGTAAGAGACGTTCCCGTCCCAACCACCATCAGATCTTTATCTTTCGCCAACCAATGACGGGCGAACTTTGGAATTTTATCCGACAATCCACCACTATCTTCACCACCAACGAACGTGTACCAAGCTCGTTCATTAAACACGACGCTTTCATTGTTTGATTTTTTCGGCAGCAAAGATTCTTTTATTTTCACTTGCTTTTTATAAGGACGGTAGTCCGTAGCCATTTCCCCCATTTCAAGCTGGGCGGGACCAGCTAGAGCTGTTGAGTCTGGGTTTTGCCCCTCTTTATGCAAACTCAGTACAACGTAGTGAATTCCGCGCCCTTCGGGTACTTGAAAAGCGAGGCCAGAACCAACAACCGGAGTGACAAAATTAATATTTTCTACTGAACTTGTATCACCAATTTCAGAAAAATAGCCCCCTTGACCATATATCGAAACGCCCGAGGCGGTGTACCACTCTCCCTCTTTTACCGGGATGAAATTAGTAGCCGCAATTCCAAGGTTATCAATCACCATGCCCTGATTTCCCGTCGAGTATCGACGCTCATAGTCCACCATGGCTTCATCAATCAGGTTATAGCTGGCCGACTCAAAAATAAAATGCTCACCGAAATATTCTGGGTCAGCAAATTTCACCGGATCTAACACTTCCAACTTTTTGTGCGGTTGCCACGGCTTTACATAAACCCCTTCATCCAACTGGACCTGACCAAGCAACTCAGTGTGAACTACGTCGGAATAGCAGTTAAACACCACGAAGCGTATGTTTTTCCCAGTAGGCACATAAAAGGTGTAACCACCCTCAATAACATTGGCAACAATAGCTTCAATGGCTGATGTGGCCGATTCTGAGTGAAAAAATCCCCCCATAACATTTGGTACAAGTGCGCTGCCACTAACCGTATAGGTCTTACCTTCTTCAACAGGAATATGACCAGACGACACCATTGGATTGGAGTCCACCGGAATAAGCTGAAGTAAACCAGGAGAGTATCGACGAGTAAAGTCTACCTCGTCAGCGTTAAATAAATTGGTGATCACTTGACTGACCAAACTATCGAGCTTTTCAGTCTGTTTTGATAACTCATTGCCGCCTTCTAAAAGCGATAGAGGTAAGAGCTCCCGATACAGTTCAATCTCTGTGGCGTATGCACCTTTTTCAAGTTGAGTTAATAGGTCATACGTCGTGTCATCTTGACCAGTGTTTGTGATATTACAAACGACATACTTAATACCTTGACCAACCGGAACGGTAAAGGTTTTAGCCGTCGCAGCCCCCACCATGGACTGATCATAACGCGCAGTGGCATACGCCGCCATTGCACTACTCGAACCTGTCAGCGTGTAGGTTTCCCCCTCTTCAACAGCAATAAAACCTGAACAACGGTAGGCCGATGACTTTAGGATCGCATTATTTGAGGGTGAGTAATAATAACCACGACGAATTTCACTTGGATTGATTAGGTTTTTTGAACGGCTAGATAGCACATGTTCAGATAGATAATTGATGACCGCAAGTCCGTTAATTGAACGTGCTAGCGCACTAGAGTCCAGTTCTGATGACGGCATTCCCCAAGGGGATTTTTCCCAAGCGGTGCCATTCCAACCATATAGGCCGCATAAATCAGGGGTGTCTTGCCACACCTCTGCCAATAAAGCTTCTGGCAATGGTTCACCAGAAGCAATTAATTCAGCGTGCGTTTTAAATGAATTCCTTCCCTGCATCATGGCAGCGATGGGAGCCCATTGGTCGGCAATGGATTTGCTAATCGACGGTTTTTCTACGCCATCGATAATCACTGATTCGTATTCTTCGCCTTTCAAAATATGATTGAGCCAATCAATATTTTGGCGTAGCCATTCCATTAGCTCAAAGAAGTTATTGCTATTTGTCATTGCTTCCAGCTCTCTGTGTAGTAACGGCTCATGTTTGCGCCTGCCACAAACTCTTCGAGCGTGTATGGTGCTAACATTTGGCCAACGGTGATTTCTTCGCTTTGGATTGGGTATTGGCGAATCTCACATTTCACGGTGTAGTAAAACTTGCCACCTTTTTGCTTGGCGTCTTTGAGTGGGTGGTCTTTCATTTTGATTTGTAGGGGAACCACGCCCAGCTCGGTGCGCTGGTTTAAGGTAAACCAACGAATGCCACCACTGAGTGCATGGTCAACCCAACCAAGAAACGCCGCTGCTTTGTCCTTTGGCATCCGAAACACTAGGGTTTGGAACGTCGGCACGATGACATGCCGACGACGGTCCCGAGTACGCCCCGTCGACATTTCCGTGGAAATACGATTGGACATCTGTTCGATTTTGTCGGGAAACTGAGGATGTGGCAGGTAGCTTGGGTACATCATTGTCATGAGTGCTTATACTCCCACTGGCTTGAGGTCAAAGCGCTGCGCGATCCCTTGAGACATTGGTCCGTCAGAATCGAGGTCTTCCAAAAAGACATCGGTGATGTTTTCGCCATTGTCACCTTGGCGCTCTCTCACTTTTGCTCCCTCTTGTGCGCCGTAAATGTTGACCACGTTACGACCTCCAACGGCCAACCCTGCCTTGGCTGAAGCGAGGCTTGGATCATTCATCGCGAACTTCTGACGCTGCATGGCCATGATGGCGCTATACATTTGGTCGATTCGGTTCGCGGACTCATTGGTGTAAACGCGCTCACCAGCTTTCAGCGTCCAGTCGGATTCCATTCGGCCACCCAACATCGGCACTTCGGATATCCCGTTGTGCGCCATGTTCGAGACTGAATCGACTTTGCTGGCCATGGAAATACCAAAGCCCATAGCCGTACCTGCCGCTGCCGCTGCAAGACCAGGACCGACATAAGGAATACCAACCAAAGATTTGTATGCCGCTGACGCTGATTCGTAAGCGTTAAGCATGATTTGGACACGCGCTGCGGTTTTACCAATACGAGCGGCGTTTTTGTTTTCACTGCTTTGCAGCTCGGAGATTTGACCGAGGAAGTTGCTCATGCCTCGAACGCGCTCTTGCATCAAGCGCTCTTCACGATACGCCCTTTTTTCAGCTTCGACTTTGGCCTTTTCGGTTTTGGCGTTTTCACTGCGAGCGAATGCATCGACAGAACGTTGCAGCGCCGCTTCTTGCTCTGCTTCAAACTCTGCTTGTGAGGTTCTAAAGAACTCTTTCTCTCGATCGCTGTACTCTGTTTTTAACGCTTCTAAGGTATCAAAACCACGACGCTTTAACTCTTGCTCGGACACCTGCATTTCTTCGATGTCACGCAAGCGTTGTTCATGCGCTAACATGAGCTTTTCACGCTCACTCGCGTACTGCATATCAAGCGATGCTAGGCGCGATGCGCCAGAAGACTGCTTGCTTTCTAAACCTGCGGTGTCTTTCGGCAATACTCGGTCTGGCGTGTTTCCTTCAGGCTTTAAACCTGGTTGCGGCGTGTCATAGTTCATGCCAGTTCGCATGATGTTGTAGCGTTTTTGCTGACGCGCTATCTCAGCATCGAGCTCATCAATTTGCTTTGTTAATCGCCCAAAATCAGAGTTAAGGTTGAATAGCTCGTTTTCACTACGACCAAGAGGGTTAATAGGCAGTAAGCTGTCAACATCAATACCTTCGTACTCTTTAAAGGTACGGTTTACCTCTTTTAACTCGTCACTAAGCTCTTTTCTCTCAGATCTCAATTCTGACAGCTTTTTGCTTAGTCCATCGACCGTTCTTGGCGTGTCTGACCAACTATCAAACAGTGTTCCCCAATAGTCGATTGAGTAAGCCAGCTTATCGCTGAACCAATCAATCTGATCACTGGCCCCAAGCACGGCATTAGCAAAAGAGCGCTGCAGCTTAAGCCCAGTATCTTTGAGTTTTTGGTCCATCTCTTTGAATTTCTCAATGTCATACTCCGACATGGAGACGTTCAAATCGTCGTATTTTTTGGTCAGCTCAAAGAGCTTTTGGCCTTGATTGTCGAGTAATGGCATCAAGGCCGAGGCATCGTTCGCAATACTCTCCAGATAAAATATCTGGCTTTTCATTGGAACGTTGGCTTGGTCCATCGCCGTTTTGATCGCAATCAACGCATCGGGACCCGACAGCTCTTGCAGCTTCTCAATGGTCAGGCCGACTGTTGGCGCGATGTTCTCCATGAAGTCGGCAAATTCACCACCTTCATTTTCGGTAAAGTCGCCCAGCTTATCGTTGACGTCCTTCAGTATCTCGGCCATGTTTTCGCCGCTGATATTGAACTGCTCAGAGGCGTATCCCAAGGCTTGAATTTGCTCAACTGATACCTGAGCAACAGTGGCCATCTTTTCGATTTCGCGCGCTTGTTGCGCCTGCTGCGTGATGAGGTAAGCCGTGGCACCTGTGACGGCACCAATACCAGCCGAGACATAACCTGCAGCATCTAACACGCCGCGACCTGCATTTTTGGCGCGGTCTGCGGTTTGCTCTAAAGAGCGGCTTAATGATAGGTTTGAGTCGTTCGCCGCTTTGGCTTCTTTGGTGTAGCCGCGCAGCATCTTTTTGGCGTAATCCACGTCCTTCTGAAACTTGGCGGTTTCAGTATTGAAGCGGATATTAAAATCAGCTATCTGGGCACTCAAGGCGAACTCCTCCTGCCGACGCGCTCAACGCCATCAGCTCTTCGTCGGTGTATTCTTTCGATTCTTCTTCGGGATGTTCTAAGGTTGGCAGGAAGTCTTGGTAGCTTCTAAGGACGCTTTCGTCCTTGCAGCCTGCGGCCATGGCCGTGACATTCCAATTTGAAGAACAGGTCACGGCAAAGCGCAGATTGTCCATCTGGTGCTTGAAGCCGTGTTTTGAAAAGTATTCACGCCACTCCACAACGGCTTCGCCGCTAATGGAAGCCAACAAGGTGCGCCAACAGACTTGCCCGAACTCTCGGGCAAGGTCCATGGCAAACTCAATTTCATCCCGAATTAGACTTTTGGGTCGGTCGGTTCCTGAGTGGTGGTTTCTTCCGTTGTAGCGGTTTCAGTGGTAGTAGTGATATCCGAGGTGCCTTCAGTAGCATCCGGCTCCTTTGGCGTAGATAACCCTGAGAAGTTGGCTATTTCAAAATAAAGCGTTTCAACTTGTGGCGGTGTCATCATCGACATGATCTGCTGATGACGCTCATCTAGGTCATCAACATCACCACGATAGGCATACGCGACTAAACGAGCCTGAGCCATGAAGTTGATGCGGAACCAAGCGTTTGAGTACTTTTTCAAATCAAGAAGGTAACTCTCTTTTTCTTCCTGGCTAGCATCTTCAGCAGGTTCTATTGGTCGGTCTGGATCGGGAATTTCTGCACAATAGTCCATGTAATTCAGTCTATCTAAACCAGATAGTTGAGTAATGGTGACGCTTTGACCTTCAATATCGACAACTTTTGTTTTTAAAAAGTCTGGTGTCATGATTATGCTCCTGCGCCAGCGGCTTGTTCAACAATCAGCATTTCCGCGAGTTTTGGCTTGCCAACGTTTTTGAATTTAACTGAGCGAGTGATTTTCTCTTTAATCGTCACCGCTTTACCCAATGAGTTGATGTAGCCAGAATACGCATCCACCGTGCCATCAGGGTATTTTGCGCGATACTCGGTCACCACTCCTTTATCGACATCATCAATCAGCTTTTGCTGAGCCGGATCACCAGATTTCCAATCGAGTGTTAGGTTGGTTTCACCTGCCGACTTTTGTCCTGGTGTGGTTTTTGTCCACTCCGCATTAGGATCGTCTAGGTAGTTATCTTCTTCGTCTTCCACGGTGATTTCACCTGGTTGAAGCTCTTTTACGCCGCCTAACTTGTCCCATTTGGCGTCATCAAGGTAATCTGCAGGCGTTAGCAGTTCTTGATTGTCTTTCAATCGCCAGAACGTGGTGCCAGCGCCTTTGATAGCTTTAGTTGGGTCCGACATGATTAAACCTCTTCGGTGTATTCAATAGTAAATGCCAAGTCCAGCGTTCCCCATGGCTGTTCTTCGTCTTGTGCGTATCCAAACGATTGACGATTACAGAGGTCGAGAAGACCGTTGGCGGTATAATGTTTGGTGATGATCTTGCGAACTTCTTCACCTAATGCGTCGAGCTCTTGCTCTGTGTTGTTGTCTGCAACCAGATAGATTCTGATAGTCAGCTCAGAGCGCCATGTGATTTCTTCAAAATCTTCTTCAACGCACTGGCCCTCAGAGACGGAGACTGAAATGGCAGGGATATCCGTATCATTCTCTTCAGCTTCAAATTCTGGAACCGCGATGTATCTGGGGTTGCCATTAAAAAACGTTGCGATGATTGACTCGCCAGTCTCATCGACTAACCCTGCTTTCAAATCAGCTACGACTTGTTTGCGTATGGCGTTGTTAATTTCCACGACCAACCTCTCTGCGAATAACCAAGCGGATTTGTTGCTTCATCGCGCTGGACAGCTCTTTTTTCATGTCCGTTCGAAGCAACTCATCGCTGTGCTTTTTAAATGCTTTGGTGATTTCATTCACGATTGGCACCTTGCACACTTTGATGGGATGCCTTGCATCCGAGACACGTTGCACGATGTGCCAACGACCGTTCTTCAGCTTTTGTAAGAAGGCGTTCTCGAAGCGGTGCCGACCGACAACAATGGCGGTGTTACCGGATAACTCTCGCTTTTGGTAACGACCATTTCGGCCTCGGTTAACTCGGCTGATTTGGTATTGCCCTCGCTTGCGCCGAATTTGGGTTCTAGCCGTATCGATAGAGATGGCAGGAACATCGAACCTGCGCACTCTGACAAAAGCCACTGGCATTTTTCCTGTGGCCTTTTTTGTTATCGACGCGCGAGGGCGAATAACTTTTTGCTTGATACGAACCGCTTTTGCGGTGTCTTTCACTGACCGAGAAACAGCTCGAGCAGCCACACGGTTAATCGCCATTGCACTGGCTTTCGGTACCGCGTTACTTTGTAATGAGGAAAGGTTTTTAACGGCTACCGCCAATTCCCGATCAATGCTATTCATAAGATCACCACAATATTTCCGTCTTCTGGATAAGGGCCGCTGGTGACAGTGAGCTTTCTGCCCGAGGAAACGAACTCGATAGGTGTTCCCTTCTTCGGTCTGACATTATCTGCTTTCTTAAATGTCAGCTTGCGAGCGATGCCTGCCATAGCGTCAAACTGGTTTAGGGATTCGTCATAAATGGCTTTGATAGGTTCTCCACCATTGACTTTCACCCAGACACCAAACGCTTCAGAAACCGTGTTATCCACCTCTTCCATTAGCTGGTCGAATTCGTTATCAAACATAAGCTGCCTTACATCGTCGCGACGAAATAAGCCAAGCCAGAGTCCACCGCTTCCATCGCGGTTTCTTCATCTAAAAACGGCTTATCGCCACGTTTGAGCAGCACCGTCTTTTGGCCTTGCAAACACTGAAACGGCTTATCCACGAGAACTTGCACATTGCCTTTTTCATCGGCGTTGACTTCTGGCGGCTCACCATCGTCTAGAACCGTGGCATCATCGGGTAATTCGACCGCAGCACCGATAAGCACTTCCGATTTTTCGCTGGCTTGACTCTCGGTTTGTTCGCTTTGATCACTGGCAGTATGGTTAGCGTCATTTCCTTCCGTTTGTGACGGTGCTTCATCATCGGATTCGTCCATGTCTGGTAACTTGGCTTCCAAATCGTCAATGACTTTATTTAGCTGAGGTTCGGTCGTTTTATCTGAATATTGCGATTCAGTAATACCGAGCTCTTTGCAAAGCTCATCAACACGTTTTTTCAGGTTTTCTTTTCGGCTCATGATTGGCTCCAAAGTAAAAATGGGTCCGTGGACCCATTTTGCTTTTCGTTAGTGGTGGTCAGGATTAACCGACTTTGACGACAACAACTTTGTTAACGTCAATGAGGTACATAGCAGGGGCGGCTTCCGTTTTGGTGTAGCGAATTTCTGGATCGCCATTTTCCGTCCAATCTTTCACGTAGCGTTCGGCTTCATCAAAGCCTTCACGCTGAGCGGATAAGTCTTGGATTTGACCGTACAGACGCGCACCGCGCAGTTCGGTATGCGCCAGAATCAATGTGAAGTCGCGTTGGACTTTCTTCGTTGTGCCGTCACGGTCGATGTACTCTTCATCCACCACGATGATGGTGACATCGCCCAGATTGCCTTTGATGCTGACTGTTTTGCCTAAATCTTTTAGTGCCGTTTCCAGCTGAGAGTTAGATCCACGGCGAGTTTCTAGCGCTTCATTGAACTTCTTGAACTTACGCATCAGCGCCCACGTTTTAGGGTCGGTAATGATGGCGTTTGTCAGACCTTCAGAAATCGCCGCCCAAGCTTCAATGTCACCAACGATGTCGTAGGTAGCAAAGTCTTGATTCGCCCACTGCGCTGCCGAAAGAAGCGTGATCATGTTGTCCGCATTTCGGCCTGCATCAATTTCGTAAGGCGTTTCAATGTAAGGGCTGTCGATCACGGTTTTACCGTCGTAGACCATCTCGGCACACATCAGCTCTTCACGGTCACGAACCGCTTGCTCTTCGATGTCGAGGTTTTGCATCACAATCGCGTTTTGACGATCACCTGCCGACATAGAGCCTGTGATTGGCTCGCCTGGTCGGCGCTTAACGCTTTGGTTTGCCGTTACTGCGTGTTTTGACTTCACGTATGCAGGCTTAAAGCTTGAGGTTTTAAAGCCTTGATTGCGGTCTATTGCGGCACCAATCATCGGTGAGCAAAATGCTGCAATCTTGGTTTTATTTGGGATCATGTCGAGGTCGACTTTTTCCGTATCGAAGGTATACATCTCACGGAAGAAGAAGCGCATGAAGAAGTTGTCGCGACGAATACCTGCTTCTTGAATGGCTCCAAGCAGTTCGCGAGTGGTGTAATTATCAGGCATAAGAAGCTCTTTTTTTTCTGAATTCAAAGAAAACGACGAATTAGTATTCGTCGTCTACGAAAACTGGACTGCCAAGGAAAGCAGCGCGTTTTTGCTTGTTGGTTGTGACCGTATCTGGCCAGTTCACAAAACCGATACGAAAGCCACCCTGTAGGTAAACTGTCGATTCTTGGTCGCTGCCTGTATTCGTCACATCACGAGCCGAGATAGCGATGGCTTTGCCTGGTGTACCGTCCCATTCCACCAAAGTGGCGGCGTCAGTCGCGTCGACCATTAATGGGGTTCGAGCAGGAAAAGATACGCCCGTTTTGATGGTTGCTCGCGCCGTGACTGGTGCGCTAATAAACAGCTCATCTGGTGTGTATTCTGTTTGTTCTAACATGCGAGTTTCCTTGTTAAATGCGTGTGTATGAAGACGCTAGCGCTTTGATGTTCTTTTGTTCTTCGGTGACATCACCGGAACCAACATCATCACCAAGAGGCTCACCGTGCTCTGAGGCCAGTGCCATTAATGCCGACTCGTTTTGCGCAGTGGCACTAACAGGTACTGAAGCAAGCAAGGCCTTGGCTTCATCGACGCTAATTTTTGGGTTACTGGCAAGTTGTTGCGCGAGCGCTTCACGCCCTTTGGCTTCTTCTAGGCCAATAATGCCCATGCAGCGTTCACGCTCTTTTGTGGCTGGGTCCGTGGACTCATCACTTTGCGCGCTCGCTTGTGGCTGTTCTGGAGTGGATTGCTGTTCTTCAGCTGGAGTTTGTGGAGTCGCTGGAGCGGCGGCTTGTTGTGGATTGCCTTGCTCACCCGTTGCGACTGGTTGTTGTTCTGCTTGCACCGTCATAGCGGCTCCCATATCAAAGGTGGTTTGTTGTTTCTTGAACTGTTCAGCCATTATCTGAACGGCATCAAGACCGTTAACGACTTCGTTTGCGAAGCCAACATCCACTGCGGCTTGGCCTTCGTAGACCTGCGCCTCAGTCGATAGAATGGTTTTAATGTCGACGCCCATGTACTCGGCGGCTTTACCTGCGAACATTTGACGTGTGCTCTCTGCTTCGGATTGCCATTTCTCTCGCACCTCTTTCGGCAGAGATTGGTAAGGGTTGCCATCGGCTTTATGGTCACCTGCCGTCACAAGGGTGATTTCCACGCCTTGCTGATCCAGCATCTTCTCGATGTTGGTGTGCGCCATAATCACGCCCACCGAGCCTGCGATGCCCGTTTGAGTTATGAGGCGCCTTGAACACGCACTCGCAATCATTTGGCCTGCACTGCAGTGCATGTCGTAACCGAGGGACCAGATAGGTTTGATTTTGCGCATCTCTGCGATTTTGTCGGCCAAGTCAAAACAACCTGCGACCATGCCGCCCGGTGTGTTCATATCCAGCAAAATGGCTTTGACTTCGGTGTCTGCGACCGCTTCTCGCAAGCGGTGCATAATGCCGTCGTACCCTGTCATCCCCGAGTAGGGTTTGATGTGGCCATACTTATGAACCAACGAACCATCAATCGGAATGATGGCAATACCCTGAGAGACTTGATAGCTGCGGTTACTGCTACGAGTCCGAGAAAAGCCAGAAGCGACTTTTTTCATGTCGTTCTCACGCAGGACTTGCCCTTCGGTGTCGGTTATCTGGACCACATTGCCGAGACGTTGGCTGAGCGCCGAGAAAAATACCCGAGCGTAACCAGCTTCTAAGGCGAGCGGCCTGTTGAATGTGTTGCTGATTAGGTGTTGTAAATTATTCATTTGAACTCTCGCTTGGGTTATCCGGTGCTAACGCTTGTAGCTTCATCCAGCTTGGCGGTGGCAAACCTTTCGATTTGCGCTCTTCCATCTCTGCCAACTGTTGATCAAAGATTTCTTGATAGTCTTCACCGAGTAGCGCGAGCTCTTTCTCATACGTCGATAGACCTGAGTCGATACGCAGTACGGCTTCTTTGACTTCTTTCAATCCATCAATAGCCAGTCGACCAGAGCCAATCCAGTCACACTTGGTCCAAGCGTTGCGGCGTTCGTAGAAGTTGAATCGCGCTTTGCTTGGCAGCTTGATGTAGCCACGCAAGATCATTTCTTCGAACATGAGTGCGAAGATTTGGCTGGCGAATCGGTTAGCAATGATTTTTCGTCGACCCATGAAGTAACGCCATGAATCGTTGTGCGAAGCACGAATGGTGCTGTAAGACATTTGCGCGTAATTGCGCGACAGCTGCGCGTAATCCACGCCCAATCCAGCCGCAACGTAGCGGATGATGGATTGCTCCAAGGCCGCGAATCCGTTATCAGCATTCCCTGCGCTGTGCAGGTTGATTTTGTCACCTGGCATGAGGTGAGGCAGTTTGACGCCGTTGAACTTGACCTCGTTGGTGGCGTAGTAATCGCCGTAGGTCATTAGCATCTTTTCGACCGCGCCATTTTGCTGCGCACCGAACAAGTACTCCATCGCTTGGTCCGTTCCAAGCTCTGACTCGATACTGGCGGCGTACATGGCGTTGACAATCGCTCGCTGTAACGTGGTGTTCTGTAAGGTGTCGAGCATCTTCAATTGCTCTAAACACGATAAGAACTTATTCACGCCACGACATTGCCCACCTTCCGATGGTTCAAAGATATGCAAGAACCCCATGCGCCCCGAGCGTAAACGCTTCGGTACTTCACGCCATTTCTTTGGCGAGCCAAAGTTATCGGCTCCTTCTTCAATGAAGTAGGAAATGGCTTCGCCATGTCTATTGAAGCGCATCCCACCGCGCTGATGGGGTTTGTCCATCATGTAGTTGGGGTTGTTAACCTTGCGTGGCGCGACCATGCGAATGCAGGTTGAAAAGTGCGAATGCCGACGGTCTATCCATTCGGGCTTCGCCATGATTTCGCCCGTATGAGCATGGGTTTCAATACCCTCTCGCATCATCATGGTGAACGTGCGGCGACCTTCTGCGTCGATAAAGCAGTTCGGGTCTTCGGCGATGTCACGAAAAATGGCTTCCACTTCACGCACGAACCCTTTGTCTGGATTGATGCCGAGCAATAGCCAGTTCGGTTTGTAACTGAGGCGAAACTCAGAGCCAATGATGTGGTCTTTGTGTAGCTGGATGCCGTTCGCAGCAATACCGTTATTGCGCGTGACATCGTCTGTTCTGGCGTTCGCCTGTCTCATGACAGGCAAGAAAGCAGCGTCTACCGATTTTGACGGAGGGTTCCAATCGCTCATCTGGCCACCAAACCCTGAACCGCCAGCTCGATACACCGCATCTCTTAATGGTGTTTGACCATCTGCAGCCAGTAGTCCGGTGTGTGTCATTAGAATGAAACTCCTGCAGGGCCGCGACGACGAACTGAGCTCAATCCTAACTGTCCACGCAAATCATCAATGTAGGCGCGAAGTTCATGGATGTTGGCTCGACTGTATTCAACTTTGCGGTCTCCTTTCTGTACGGAAACCGCCATCTTTCCTGTTTGCAAGCTATGAAAGGCGGCTTCGGCCTGTTGCAACATTTCTTGTTTTGTCATCTTGATCCACCTTTCAATCTCGCGGCTAATTCAGCGATGCTGAGACCGGATGTTTGTGGTTGTTCTTGAGGTTGTTGGGGTTGCGGCTCTTCCAGTTCGAGACCGAACCGTTGAGTGAGAATGTTGAGTGCCGCATACGCATACACCCATCCGTCTAACGCTTCATCAAATGGGTGGTATTGCTTCACCCATCGCCAAACTTGTCGCCCTGATTTGTCATGCTCCAACTTTTTATTGGCTGAGCAGAGTTGCTTGAAAAACTCATCACCGGCTATGTCATCGTCCAATGGAAAGTGAACACATCCAGGCACAGGCTCATCACCTTTCGGGGTTAAACCTAAACGGCTGTAAAGTCGTTGCTTGATACCGTCGGTACCTAACCTAGTGAGGTAGACTTTTTTGTTGTTTTTCTTGCGAGGGAAGTTTTGTATCGGCTTGCCGTATTGGTTCTCACCTTGAATTGGGATCACCCACATCACGCCATGCGTTCGACTCATCTGGTAAACATCATCGGTTTTATGGCCCATGGCGTCCCAACACCAAAGCTGAACGTCCATCACTTGGCCACTGCGCTTTTTGTAGGTCCGATACAGCGCTTTTCCGGCGGCATCCTTTAATACTTGGCTCGATAAATCCCCGAGAAGAACGATGTGCTCGACAAGCCAACACTCTTCACCGGGTCCCCACGCCCACACAAAGAGTTCGATGCGGTCATCCTGAGTATCAATACCTCCGGTCAAAACCACGGCTCGCTCAGGTACTGGGTTACTGGTGCGACTCTCGGCCCACCAAATTTCACGACGCGACTTGAGATGCTCCCAATCCAGCTTCTCTCCGTTCTCACCATCCCAAAGCTCACCGAGCGTTAGGTTGACGAACGTTTTGAGCTGACTTGGGTCGTCTTTCTTGTTGAGGAAGTCACGCACTATGCCGCGCCAACCTGCACTCAATTTGGTGTTGTATCCTGACCAAATGTGAATACCGACGCTGCTTGGCGTTGGCGCTGGGTTGTCGTCTATATCAAAGAACTCATGGCCATCGCGTGTCCATGTGCCATCTTCGGCAATCCAACGACCTGCAAGCTCCATCTTGTAGAGGTGCTTGTAGTAGATAGGGTCGTCACAATGAACGCAGCTGTAATAAACCGTCTTTGATTTTTTCTCGATACTTGGCTGAGTGTTGTCCCACTTGAAGCCGTGTTTATCTTCTTTACTGCCCCACTCTAAAACCTGCTCGGTTCCGCAGTGTGGGCATGGCAGGTAAAAGCGGAAAGTCAGCTCCATCTTTGCCATTAGGCGTTCAACGTGCGACTCGCCTGTATTGGTTGGTGTGGTTCCCCACCTTGCCATCGGGAAAGCGGCGCCTTCCAAACGCATTCGCGCAAGATCGATAGGGTTACCTTCTTTACCGACCTCCCAATCCCATCCGTCAATCTCATCACCGAACAGCGCGCCTTTAGTCAGAGCGCGCATGTTTCGCGGTGTGGATGTGCCGAGAACATGCAGCGACCATCCTGTTCCCTGTTTGTAGGAAACGGTGTTTCGGTGGTCCTTAGCGAATAAGGCTGGAAAGATTTGGTGCATGATTGGCATTTCCTGCCAAGCTGCATCAATTTCGGTGACAGAGATGTTTTTTGCGTCGTTCTCTGTCGGTACGTAAATCACGGTGTTGGTTTTGAACTGAGCATGCAGACAAGAGTTTGCTGCTATGACCAACTTGGACCAGCCAACACGAGCCGACTTTTGCATGGTCAGCTCGGATATAGCGCGGTTACACATCATGTTGAGTGGCACAACCTGTAAAGGCAGTGTTTCCCAAAAGCCTTCTTCCTGAGAAGAACCAGCGGCTAACCGGAAATGCTTATTGGCCCACTCCGCTCCCTTGATGGCGATTGTTCTCCTCATCCCCATCAAGCCACGACGGACTTTCGTCTGGATCGCTGTCAATGTAATCGGAGAGGTTTGGTTGAACATCGGCACACTCATTTAATACGGCAGCAATCACGGCCTCTAAAACTTCCACCGCTTCGGGTGGCATGTCGGGCCATGCGTTCTTTAGTTTCGGAAGGAGGGTGTCGAGGCGTGTGCCCACTCTGGCGCATACCTGTTCTAAGGTGTCGACGATGATGTCTATTGGTGCGTAACTCTTTTCAAACAGTACGCGCTTGGCTTTTAGCATCGCCAACTTTTCGCGCCGTTCCTCTAACTTGAGACCGCGCTCTAATTTCGCAAACGCTTCCTCATCTTCTTGCTCGGTTTCCGGTTTTGAATCGGAGGCTTTTGATTGCGATTTATAGGTAATATAAGCATGGATACACGCAAGAGGATCGATACCATTTCGCCCTTTGGCGACAGGCAGAACCCCTTGTTGCGTAAGGTTTCGGACCTGTCTAGATGAAATGCCAAGAAGCGTCGCTATGTCCAACTGCGTGAACTTTTTGCTCGGGTTGAATAGTTCGCTCATTCATGGTTTTTGACCGGAAACCGGAAACCTCCAAAATAAAAAAAATTTTTAACGAGAGCTTTTCTGCGAGGTCATGCCCCCGTGGTCGCTCAGGGTGCCCGAAAGGACCCGCGATCATAATTGATCTTCTGCTAGGCATTGAGTCCTGATGTAATCTTGCAAATACTTTGTCTGCTGCTCGTTCTCAATCATCATTCGCCTGAGACGTAGATAATCTTGTTCAGCTGCGGCTCCAAGTCTTGGGGTGTTTGCATTGCCCATGCTTCTGGTGCTGGTGGCTTCGGGCACTGCTGGGCAATCTGCCTGGACATACACCCGCTTAGGGCCAGTGCTGAGACTATCGCTAAGACGATCAATCTCTTCTTTTGCTGCGGATAACTCTGCTGCATGCTTCTCTCCCAATTGGTTGAAGGATTGAATTTGAACTCGCTGCTGGTGTAGCGCTGAGATATAGCCCTGAATCTCGCTCTTTACCAAGGTTAGCTGGCTTTCAGCGATATCAGCCCGACTGCTTTCCACAAACAATGCTGCCGAGAGTGTCGCAACCACTACTACCGCAATAGCTGTCGCCCATACTGTCAGCTTTGCATTAGGCATACTTCCCTCTCGATATCTCGTCGGTTCATCAATCCTTTCCACGGTTTGCCTGCTGCATACACCCATCGTTTAAGCTGGTCACATGCTGCATACCACTCACCTTTGTTGAGCAGCTTTAGTAACGTCGAGCGTGAGAATGAGCCAATGCCAACGTTAAACGTGAAAGAGTAAAGAGCTGCTCGTGTCGTCTCAGGGATATCAACGTGAATCATCGGGTCGACCATTCGCTTAACATCAGCCAAGTCAGACTCGAGCAATTCATCACACTCGGCTTGTGAGTAGACTTTGTCTGAAATGATGCCTGCTCCTGTATGTCCGTAACAAACAGTTTGAACGCCAGCGACATCGATGTAAGGAGTATACCGAACACCTTCCATTGGCTTTACCATTGCTGTCGCCATAATAAGAGCCGAAGCTCCTGCGGCTGCTAACATCTTAACTGCAGAATTAAGGTGCTTCATCGCCATAGTCCTTTTCAAAACGCTTTTTCTGCCAGTAGTTATTAATCCAGGCAGTAATTAGCATGCCAGCCAAAGCAATCAGCACCGTATAACCGTCTGCAGATATAGATCCAAACACTCCTATTACCCCATTCCAAAAATAAGATAGGGCGCTGGATATCTTTTCGTTCATACGCATACTCACCCCCTTACTGGAGTGCCCTTTTGCTTGGATAAAAATGAAAAAACCCCGCCAAGGCGAGGTTTTCGATAATTTATGATAGACACAAAAAAACCGCCTAAGTGGCGGTTATTTTCAATACTGTGTACTTATCCATAATGGATATATATACATTAAATTGCCCCGTTTTTATTTTCAAGCTCTTTTTTGAATAACTTTCGCGCGGACTTGTCATAGTTAATTAGCAAGGTACGAATCACTTCAATGTGTTTTTCCCATTCATACCAGTGGTTTTGGTAATAGCGAGTGCGTTTCTTTCTGAACCCATCAGACTCAATATTCTTGTCTTTACAATCTACTTCCACCAGCGCTTTGATTAAGAATTGACGGCTAACACTGGGCGTATATTGAACACCATCATGATCGAAGTGAGTCTGAGCGCCAGCCATTTGCTCGAGCGCAATATTACCAGCGATAGTACTGATGAGAGCCTTAACTTTAAGGCAGGTACGCTTTTGAACAATCATGCCTTGCTCAGATGAAACAACAACCCAATCATTCAAAACACTTTCCACAAGGCGCTTCTTGTTTTCTTTGGAGTTCCAGAGCGGAGATGCGTAAGCGTACAGGCTCCAATCGGCCAAATGCGCTGCTTTCTTCTGCATTCTATCGAGCGTTAAAAGCACTTTTGCGCCATCAATTAGAGATGCCATTTGGTAGTCAGCAGCCCCGAAACCACCGCCACCACCAGAACCGTCATTATACTTTGCCTTGATGCCTTCCGTAGCCATACCAATTGCTGCAGGCATAGGCCACGTTTCAACGTTTACACACAAACCCATGAAGTCATTCTCCCTGATCGATTGTGACAACATGATAGCTGGTTATTTAAACAGTGTCTTTCTAAAAACTTAGAAACTAAAAAACCCCTCATCGGAGGGGTTTTGTTAAGTCATTCTATTTTCTAAGCTGTTTCTAGTGCTTCAATGCGATGCCACTTACCATCTTTGTCTTCTTGCAGAACAAGGTCTTTTAGCGCTTCTTCCGCGTCCGCATCAGCAAGTGACTCAATCATCATTGCTACGTGGCTAGTCTCATTAATAGACTCCAAATATATAGCTCTCAATAGAATATCTTGCGCCTGGGAAATCGGTGACTCACCTTTTTCCCATCTAGCAATTGTTTGTCTATCACAGAACAACAAACTACCTAAAGCTGATTGTGAAAGATTCATCTCTTTTCTGAGGAACTTGAATTGCTCCCTCGACAACCATGAACCCTGTTCACATATAGATTTTGCTATTGCTCTATGGATACCTTCAAAGTCATCGAAGCTAACAAACTCTTCACCATCTTCGTATTCTACTGTGTATCCATTCTCAAGATAGACATTATCTAAGCCACACTCGTTATAATGGTACATATTATTCGTCTCTCAAGTCATATAGACCGTAATCGTATTGGCTGACGGTTCAACGTCAACCGATTTCAAACGAAGAACAACCGTAATGGACTCACCAGAACTCACTCCCCTAAGTTTACAGGAGTAATCACCTTGCTTAGCCTCTTCATTCGGCCCCTCAAGCATGACTGTTCTACTACTCTTCAATACATTAAATATGTCTCGAGTCGTAATTCCTCTTTCACGCATTCTTTGTTTGGTGTGTTGACCAATTTTAACTCTCTTAGAGTAATCATTAGCCAGTAGGTTAATCAGTTGTAAAGCTGTTCTTGGCTGCAACGGGAATTCGACTACAGCTGCTGGTAAACTACTTTTTTCAGACATATTCTTTCCCAATATGTCGTGATAATAGGGTTATCTCATAACACGACATTCAACTTTTAGTGGATCTTCACTCTCAACTTGTACTCTCATGACTTCATCCTTCGTTGTGCATAATTGTTGATATTGATCATTGCTTTGTATCATGATGATACAGTCGACAACAAAAGTCAATGATGTATCATTAAGATACATTTATTGGAAATAAATTTGTATATACAGTTATTTCCAATGACGCATACTTTATATAGGCAGCGTCACGATGATTTGATTTTTGGAATGCACAAATTGATTCAACGCTTAACATCTATAGCAGAAGGCTTGAGGCCCTTATTGGAACAATTACATCGAAGGTTATGTAGCGGTATTATTGGCGATTGGAAAATAATTCCTTTGGCGGCTTTATGAAAGTGGCCAACGACAACATTGTTAGTGTAAGACGCTCAAAATTATGGTTTGGTTAGCTCTATGTACAGGTGGGGATATCGGTATCCTACTGATTAGCAATGAGTAATCATATTTCATGTGATAGTATCGCGGACATAGATACAATGGTATCGCATTGATCTCAGTTATAATCGATGTTGTGAGATGGTATTAGTATGTCACAGCTGTTACTTGAGTATATAAGTGGAAAGAAAAAAGCAAACCTCTGCCGAGATAGAAGAAAGACTTCGACTTCAAATAGAGCTAAAAAGTGGAATACCGTTAACCAGTCTGACTGAATTTGATGAGGATCATCTATTTGCATTGATCGAAAATAAGGCCACAACTCTAAGCAAAATATTTAATGAAAGTGGGGCAAGTAGATCACGTGCTCGTTCAATCGTTGGTACAGGCGCAAGAGACCACTTCCAAAAATTCTTCATCTATTTTGGGGTTCCCGAGCATTTTGTGAGATTGCTAAATCACAATAAACGATACGAATATCTTGTCAGTTCAGGCTATGGAAGGACGTTAATAATAGACTACGCTTCCAGACTTCTTGAAGGCAAAGAGGCTAACCAAACAGCGCTAGAACTTGCTGGGAAGTTGACGCAGCTACAATTAAAAAAAGACAACTTAATCAAACACTTATTTGGTGGTCATCTTGGGAAAACATCAGCTCTAAGAATAGATCTAGGCTTAATTGAGGGGAATTTATCACAACCTACTTGGCCGCAAGGTTTTCTTAAAAAGTGTCCCACTGCTGCAAGGAACGCTTTTGAGCAGACGAAAGCTGAACTATCAGTGACGGATTTAAATTGGAAAAAACTTACGTCAAACTGTATAAGAGAAAACACTACTTATGGAGCTCGACTTCTGGATAAGTTCGACAACAGCATTCATAAAATGGTCGAGTATTTTGAGTCTCAATCTCCGCGCAATATCGTTAAGCATCAGAATGCTCTGAAAGCCCCTCGCGTTCTCAAAGAAATGGTTATTAATGCACTCGAAGCTATAGATAAACAAGTGATAGACTTGCCAAACGTCTCTGTGCGAAAGCTATCAGAAAGTAAAAAGCTAGGCTCATATTTGAGTGCATTAAGTCGCTTGCACTGTAAATCTCATCCAGAAATGATGTGTGCTCTCTTCCCTGAACAGAATTGGCATCCTCACGACTTCAAAATTTCTGGAGTACCAAATAAGTACTGGATTGATGATGCAGGTAATTTGAATGTAGAGGCTGCAACGGATGCAATTGAATTTGTTTTAAAACAATGCTTTCACCCAAATGACATTGACACACCTGAAAAAAAACTAGAACAATTAGGTAGGTTGAGTCAAGTTGACATGAACTTTCATGGTTTTAGTGTCTTAGCGAGTCCAAGCGCTCTAGCAAATGGAGAAAATTGGACTTGGCCTTTAATTTTAAAAGCGTGCTTTCCAGAGGTGGTGGTAACTCGTACTCGAATAAAAAGTGCCATTACATTTATTCAACGTCTAAAACAACACGGATTGATACCTCCAGATCTCGAACCACTAATGTATGTAGAGAATCGCGGCTTAAAAACTGGCGTGAGATCTTACCTGTTCGATGACGTGCATCTACCTATTGATGTTAATGGTATTAAACAGAATATCGTCTTTGAACTACAAGGGCCACAACACGCTAATAAAAGCCATCTAAACTTCACCAATTCAGTACTGGAAAACGACGTTAAAAAGTTTTTGTACCATTATCGAAATAAACAGCCAATCTATTACGTCACCTCAGATGCTCTGTATAAAAACGCCTATTTTACCGAGCTAAAATCGCAAGGACTCGACATCGAAAAAGAGGTGATGGATGAGCGTGACGTACTATTAAGGGCAAAGCAATTGGAAGAAGGTTGTTTTGTGGCTGAAGGTTTTTATGAGAAGGTTAAAAAGCACTTGATGATAGACGCATTTAATCTCTGAACTGAATCAGCCAAAAGTGGCGTACTTAATTAAGGTAAGAGCTAACAAATAATGAATGACTTAGTATAGGTTAGCTCACCCCAACGCCCCAACCACCAGCGCTCTATTAGTCCTCTTTTTCAAATCTCACAGCCCTTATAACAACTTGGCAGGAACAAAGTTAGACACTCAGATGCTCGGTTGTTTATGTTGACCTAAATCGTACAAACTACCACAAACTTACTAAACCTCGTTTCTAGTCAAAAGCATGTTAACTCTCTATGAATAGTCACTAAATCGATTTACTTCATTTTTTCAATTGCTTTCTTATCGCGTTTGATTAACATCTCAGCCTAACTGTATGAATAGGATGATTTTTCATGACTGAAGGCCAAAAGTTATTAGGTATGGTTTTGATACCACTTGGTTTGTCGTTTGTATTTCACTTGATATTTGCGTTAATAACAGGTTCGGGTTTAAAACACATTCAATTAAGTGAAGAGGAGTTAGCCAAACAGCCACTTTTCTGGCTATCGTTAGAACTACCGTTCTTGTATTTTCTTTCAACCGGCTACTTTGCATGGGAAGGCTATACATTAAATATTTCTGCGAGTGGTTTTAATACATTCATAAAAATTAGCACTTTACCCGTCGGGATTTTGGGGCTTTCAATACCCTTAGCGGTTCTTGTAAGTAGGCTACATAGCACGAAACAAACTGCGAGCCAGTTGGGTAAGTCTCAAACTCAACTCCGTTTTACCGAGGACCAAATAGCAATTGCACGTGAAAACGATCGAAGGGCAAATTTAAAGCAAAAAGAAGAAGGTTACCAAAACGCAAAGGAAACATTTACACGTCAAATTTTAAGCCTATTCAATCATGACGTAAGCTCACGAATGAACGAAGCTGATTGTTTAACAATTGATGCCCACGCTCTATTTGATTCGATTTTCGCTAACTCAACAACAAGAGTTGGGATACAAAAACCTGATTTCACCGGTGTGCAAAAAGCAATAAAGCTGATGAGAAAATCTGGCCTATCACAACATGAACCTGAACTGCGCTTACCATTTCAATCTGGCTGCGACATTATGTTCATAAAATGGAACGTGGACAAAAGAAAACTTCCTCTACGTACACGTCTAACGTCACTTGTGCCACTGGTAAAAAAGAGGCGCCACACTTCGAATTTTGCGTATTCTTGCATTATTAATTTCTGCAGCCAAACTGTAAAGCAAACCGCCAACAACGTTTATGAAGTAAATAGAATTGACGATTAATTGATGAAAATAATCCTAAAACCTATGTACATTTTGGATGAGCCGATTCATTCTTCAGGTCGTTTTTCATAGCTCACCCCAACGCCCCAACCACTAGCGCTCTATTAATCGTTTCCTTAACATGCCAGAGCTGATTGCCGTGTTGGCCTTCCCAGGCATTCACATCATGATGAAGTTGCTGGTGGTGTTCATTACATAACGGGAAGGTAAACATGTCCGAAGCCTTACTTCCCATCTTACCTTCTCCGTGGCCGATTAGATGATGAGCAATACCCGCAGTCTTACCACATACGCGACAGGGTAACTTTCGCACGAATGAAAGGTACTTCTCACTCTCCCAACGAATTGGCTTAGGTTTTCTTAGGTACATCGCTGGTGGTTCGTCATCGATGACCAGTTTAAGAACAGGCTTTGCTAACCGTTCTAGTTGCTCTCGCTGACTTTCAACAACATACCTAGCATCAGTATCAATGTTGCCCTTAACACCTACTCGCTTAGCCGTAGCCTCTCGCTTAAACTGGCGATCTATAACGGCTTGAGGAAGCAGCTCATACACACCATTTCGTACCGCCCACCAGCATAGGTCTACATCTGTAATCTGCTTTTGGTACCCATGTAACTGGCGAGACACAGCTTGCAAGCCGTGAACAACACTGTTCATTCGAGCAATGTAAAAGTAAAGGTTTGGATCACTGTCCCCCTGGAGATCATGATGCCAGCAAAGCCTTACCGCACCTTCACCTGTTTTACGAGTTTTTAAATTATGGTCGCAATAACCTGAATCCTTTAACTGGCATTCGTTAATGAAATCTACAAACTTATGCGTTGGTCCTATCCTGCTTTGCACTTCCTCATGTGAGAAAAATGCCACTAGACTCGAATCAGTTGGTTTTAAGGCGTGCCTCTCTTCAGGCACTAGTTGCTGTGCCGGTGACACTAATCCAATCTTACCATCCACCAGCAATGACTTTAACGATTGAGTATTCGGTGTCAGAGCGATCACTGCAGCGTTAAGAGTGGGCACAATATCGATATCTACCTTAATCACGTAGTGCCTCCTCAATCATCTGTATTGCTAACCCCTTTTTAATCATATCTCCGGTAAAGCGCAAAACCGTCCAACCTCTCAATGCTGCCGTGTTATATTTCTCACAATCCGCTTCATAACCTTTCGCTCGATTATGGCGACCATTACTCCAGGTTCCACCTTCCACTTCGATAGCCAGTTGCAGTTCGGGATAGGCAAAATCAAAGCGCCATCTGCGAGTCTCATGAAATCGATATTCAGACACGGGGACTTCCAACTTACACGCTCTTATATGCTGCAATAACAACATCTCTAACTGACTCACGCCGCCACCGCCTTCAAATGACCTGTTTCCAACAACTTTTTACGCAGCCAGAATTCCCCTTTTCCGGTAATCAATGCTGTGTGGCTGATCCGAGTTTGGGAGTTTGTTTCGTAAGTGCCCTGCTTCACCGTAAAGTAACCACGTTCTACAAACTCCTGATACGGCAAGTTGTAAGAGTCTCCACGGCTCATAAAGATCTTTAACTCTCTCAGTACACGGAAAATAGTGACAGGCCCCAAACCTACTGTTTTAGCAAACTGACCGAGCTTCACACCTTTATCCGCGCCCGCGATAGCATCTGCAAACTCGGCTTTTGGTGCCGCGATAGCTAATGCCTGGTTCTTTTCTTCCAGTTCCCTGGCTTGGTTAGCAGCTAACTGCAATGCTTCAGCATACGTTGTCGGTATAGATGGTTTACCTGCGCTTTCTAACTCATCCCACCGCTTGATAATGGAATGACGTAACTTGATGTTGTAACCAGAAACCAACGTCAACGTTAGCTCGCGATTCAAGTGATATTGAGTGTACTGATTACCTTTATGCCAAAACTGGGAACCCTCCAAATTTGGATGGTTCAACTCAGCCACCATTCGTTCAATATCTCGTTTAACGTGCGAGTGTTGCTTACCTGTCAGTTCCGCAATCTCTCGACTACTCATTGTCATCTCTGTTTGGGCGCTGATACTTAACATTCGACTCCCTCCGCTAACCAGTATTTACTCGAGAACCCCGTCAGTTCACTACTCTCATGCCGGACATCCACACCAGAACGGCGAGCCGCCTTAACCAATCTAACTAAGTCACAAACGTGAATACCTAATTCATCACACAGCTCGCTCGGAGACCAAAGCCGACGACGAGATTTCATTACATCAACCAAATCCTTTTTACTTGCCATTCTCGCCCCCCCCCTACACCACCTCTAGGTTCGCAACACGCTCCAATAACTCTCTGCGCTTAGCCGACAAATCTGCGATCTTTCGCTTTGATGGTTCCACTTCATGTTGAGGTCGCTTAGCATCAATCAAGTACAGCATGCGCTGATTTTCTGAGTTGATAGAGCTCTCTAGCAAAGAGACTTCGCGCTGAATCACGGTCACTTCGTCCTGAGTATCCACTGAAGCATCTCCTTGCTGTGGTGGCAGATAACGCCCCTTGTCTTGCTCTCTGCCAAGCCAACCTTGAATAAACTTCTCAATGCCCTGCTTGGTTTTCCGCTTACGAGGATTGGCATCGCACCAAGCGATCATTTTTTTTAGCTCAGCACGAACATTCACTGCACCAAACAAATCCGAATAGCGGTCGATGTCTGGTTGAGTTACCCCATGAAACAGCCCTTTCCTGTTCAAAGGAATTTCAAACAGTGCTGGTTCGGCTTCGAGCGGTTCGCTTGGAGCAAGATCTTTACTTGATGGTTCTATTGGTGGATCTATTGGTGGTTTATAGCCAGATTCCGACCTACCCCCAGTCGGAATTTGACCTACCCCCTCTGGTTGTTTCGTCTGTTCGAGTTTCGAACGTTCGACTTTTGAACAGACGAAATTCGACTGTTCAAAATCTGTCTGTTCATCTGCTTTCTTCTTCAAAAGCATCACAGGCAACTGGTACTGATTATTCGAACGAACCAAACGACCTGTATCCGCCTTTTTGAATTGGTTCTTTTTGAATAACCATCCGGCAGCTTCCAGTTTCTTGAGCGTCGATTTAACGGTGGTAGGTGAAACACCAGACTTGCGAGCAATGGTATCGATAGACGGCCAACAAAGACCGCGATCATCCGCATGGTCAGCTAGGCAAAGCATCACCAACTTATCAGAGCCCTTAAAACTCGGAATGTCCCAAACGTAGCTCATTACTTTGACTGACATTATGCGCTCCCCCATGGGTATTTTGGCTTTCCAAGAATCAAATCAGCGTCATTATCAAGCTGTGAAAACTTTTCTTCCGATTGCTCAATTGTTAAGTACCCTTTGCGTAACTGAACTTTTATCCAATCACGGCGATCCGACTTCCAGTTCTTCCGAAACTGTCTGTCGTATTCTTCGACAATTTCAACTCTGTTTTGGTAGTCCCGTTGTTCTTCACTGGTCAAGAACGGCTTAACATCTAATTGCTTGATGCGCTCAAGCGCGCACCTTTTATCAAACGCCAACAGATTCATACTTCCACCTTCCCTACAACCAAACGCGCCTTACCTTTTCCAAACACAGCAAAGTTGTTCGCAAATAAAATCAGCACGAAGCCAGTTATCGTCTGAGTGTCCAGCAAAGCCTTATATAGAGAACGAGTGAGCAGGGAGAAGCAGCCTGTTGTTAGCTCTTGGCCGTCATAGTCAAAAAACGTAGCCTTTAGCATCAAATAGCCCTCCCCTTATAAACAGCAGTTACGTAAATGCGCTTTGCTTCAAACAAGTCTGCTAATTCATCATGAGTGAGCATGGTGCTCTGGCCCTTCTCCACCTTGTAAAACTGGTTTTGGTGGTACCACAATGAATAATTGAGTGTTATTCTTTCCATCACTCCTCCGTGATCTTTGCTGGTGACAGAGTGAGATGTGATTGTTCCTCGCAAGAATCATCACAACCCGGCTTTAAACCGTTGCCGCGGTTTAAAGCCACTTCCTCATCTATTACTCGTAATCGACGTTCGCACTTTGCTTTCAACAGCTGGATTTGCTCGCGTTCGTAAACTTCTGACGATTGGCCTTGCGCCACCATTAGCTTTGCCGAGCTGCAGGTGATGTCTGCCATCTGTGAAACGGTTTGCCAAAATATTTCTGTTTTCATACAACCTCCGCATACAACGCATCGAGCTTCAGCATGAAAGCTTCGAAAGTTGCGTGATATTCCGCTTTCAATTGGGCGATGAGCGCACATTCGCGAGCATCAAACACACCATCCGCTTTCGCTTCTTCAATGGTTTTATCCAAAAGCCCTTTCACAGCATTAAGGTGTAAATGGCAATCGAACATATCCACGGTATCCAGTTCTGCGACATCAGGTTGCTCTACCACCATGCAGCTAACACGGTTAGCAAAATACTCTGCTACGTATGGGGTGTTGGTTAGCTCTGCCATTTCCACCAGCTCATCAACACTAAAAAAGCGAGAACCCTTCTTCTCGTATAGGTGATTGTTAAAACTGTCGATCGACATACCGAGAACAGCAGCAACCGCCTCTTTACCACCAGTGACGCCTGCAATGGTTTTATTCACCATCTCTTTCTTATTCACCATTTGCTCCTTTGATTGGTGGTTTAACTTCTTGCCCTTCTGTTCCACACTCTTCTTGCGGATCAGGGAAAACGTCTTCGAACTTGCAATCAGCACCCAATGAATTCAAAGCGTTCACAATTCGCCAACCAAGGACGGTATCAACCGTTCTATTCCCATTTTCATAATGATTAACAGCGCTTTGGGATACGCCTACCTTTTTTGCTAGAGCTTGTTGTGTAACTCCTAGCTCGCCACGAATAGCTTTTAAATTCGACATAATGCCCCCTTAACAAGAACGAATATTACATTATGGAATTTATTTAAACAACAAATATTACGATATGGATATTCATCTAGTTATTACAATGAGTAATAATCTTTAACTATGAAAATGAATTGGAATGACCTAGTAAAAGCTAGGATGAAAGAAGTTGGAATCACTCAGAACGCTCTTGCAGAAATGATGGGAGTATCTCAGAGTGCGATAGCTCATTGGCTCAGCAAAAACAGAGAGCCAAGTATCGAGAACGTTGCTGCCATTATGAAGTGTGTTGGCTTAACTCATATGACGCTTGATTCAGAGGGTTTTATTGACTACCCAGATGACAGCATTGCCAATGTAACGAAGCTGGATATACAACCTACCTACCAAAAGTCCTTCCCTGTCCTTAGTTCAGTTCAAGCAGGGCAATGGCACGAAGCCATCGAGCCCTATTCAATAGAAGAAATCAGCGAGTGGTACCCTACAACAGAGCGTTGCAGTGAACGATGCTTCTGGTTGACTGTTCAAGGTGATTCAATGACATCACCAACAGGTGTGAGCTTCCCTGAGGGGACTATGGTGCTGGTGGACACTGAAGTCGACGCAGAGAACGGTAAGCTGGTGGTTGCAAAACTCACTGACGTAAACGAAGCTACTTTCAAAAAATTCATTGTCGATAGTGGTCAGAAGTATTTAAAGGCTCTTAATCCAGCGTTTCCGATTCTGCCAATCAATGGCAACTGTAAGATTATCGGTGTTGTGATCGACGCTAAACTCAAACTCTTTTAAGGAGCAGTAATGAACGTAGTAAAAATTCTTCTCGCATTCGTGATGCTTGGAATTGTAGCTATCCTCTCGTTTCTATTTGGTATAGCTGGATTTGTCGTGGCACTAGGCATGTCGATTGTTATGTCAATGATGCTTTCTAGAATGGAAAGGGAAAAGCTCGAAAAGCAACGACATGAAGAACTGCTAGAAGCAAGCAGAAGTAATCGTCAATCAGATTAAAAATCTACGAATAAAACCCTCTATGTTGAAAAGGACTTTAACATGAAACTGTTGCCAGCATTTCTTATTGACCTGGTTACCTTTAATACTAGCGCTACATTTCGTATCCAACAAATACGGTTTGGTCGTTGGCGAAACGAAAGTCAAAACTAGCTGCACCAAAATAATATAAATCGACAAATACCTAAACCGCCATCCTGGCGGTTTTTTTACACCTAGAGTAAATCACACACTATAATTCCATTTTGTAATTGACCATTAAATTCCATTATGTAATATTAATCTCATTCCAGTTGGTTAACTAACTACTGAAGCGAGGAAATCACATGTCTAACCAAGAAGCAGGAAACCTCAGTCTTGAGGACCGAACTACTAACTTCCCAAAACTGATGCAGGAACTAGACGGCGGCGTTGTCTCCAATGTCGTCGGTTTGGCGTTATCTAACGTAGCCCGAGCTGTGTCCTACAGCGATAAGCAGGGAAACGTGAAGATGGATCTAAAGCTCAAACCAATGGGTACCAACAACGAAATGGTCGAAATCACCGTTAACATGTCGGTAAAAGAGCCAAAAGCCGGATTCGGTACCAAGTCAGAAGACTTCCAATACACCTCAATCGCGTACGTAGGCAAAGGCGGCAAACTTACCTACGACCGACCAAAAGAAGATATTCACGGCCAAGCCGTTATTGAAGAAGGCATGCTGCGCGAAGTACGCGGCTAACCCACTCCACCAGCAACTCACTCAAAGAGAGAATAAATAAATGGATAAATCAGCAATCCAGCAGATCCAAGAATCATCGAATGCACCGCAGTTTTTAAAACAGTTAGAGAAAGCGGGATTCCCTGTTGCCGCCCTACCTGAGTCCTTCGATTTGCATGACTTGGAGAAGTTCATGCCAAACCGTAATCAATTCCGCGGCACGATGAAGACGGCCAATATCGACGAGTTTGTGCGTTACCACGAAGAATATCAAACCGAAGGTAACCAGTGCTTTATTAATGCTGAGCGTATGGCTGCTGTGACTATTTTTGACCTTGGCACTCATAACTTCCCTGGGCACTGTAAGCATCAAGCAAACTTGATTCTACGCCGTACCGCAGCGTTTAACGCCCTGCTAAACATTAACGAAGAACGCCTTGGACAAAAGAAACTGGCTGAGTGGGTCGAAGACTACAGTGAGTTTTTTCAGGTCTTCTCTACTACTGGGGAAGTCATTGAAAACTCTGTCGCGTCTGCAGCTATTCGCAATATGAAGTTTGAAGCGAAAGCTGGGCGTGAATCCAATGTAGATGACTTCAGCCATCAACAATCTGAATACGAGTCTGTTGCGGTTCGCACCAAGGAAGAGTTCCCAATGCCTGCGGTGTTTAAGTTCACGTGTGTGCCTTACTTGGGTTTAGCAGAGCGCACTTTTGAAATGCGCATGAGCACTATCGGTAATGAAACTCTAGTCCTTCGCATCAAGAAGCTGGAACAACACGAAGAAGAGATGGGCGAAGAGTTCCAGACGAAACTTCAAGCCTGCTTTAAAGACGGCGAGATCGAAATTGATACCTTCATTGGTTCGTTCAGCTCTTAACTAATATTGGCGCCCTCTTCTTAAAGGGGGCGTATCTTGCGAGGAAATATCTATGGCGGCAACCATCGATACTCAATTCGGGCAGGTCACGACATCGGCCCCTTACTTTAGTCACCAGCTAGGTTGTGAAGTGATCAATCTAACTCTGATTAAACCAGAGAACGAGAGCAACGGCTGGGGCATTAGCAAAGAATGTCCTTCTAATGTTTCGCTCACTAATCAATTTCTAAACATGTTCGCCAGAGATGCGGCACAAGTAATGTAAGGATTTCTCGATGAGCATGACACAAGAGGAGATCAATAGAGCGGTTGACGGTGTGATGGAACTTCGCCCAACTGGTACGCGTTTACCAAAAGAGCAACCCAAGGACTCAGCCGTCAAACAACGAATGGATGATGTGCAGTTTGAGCAGGAACTAGCAGCAATTATGGAAAATGAACCCGTGTTAGGTTCCGCTTTCTATTTTTGTAATCAGGACGTAACGAAAGGTGGTCGTAAGAACCTGAACTTCAATCGATATCCTGGTGGAGTGAAGTAATGGCCTTCATTAACTTACAGTATCTGTCACTACGCTGCTGCTATTAACCCGTCAACCACCAAATTAAGAAGAGTAAGGTGGTTGCCCTGCTCTTCTCTCAATTCAACTATATAGGAGTTTACCGATGAGAACATTTACGGTGATTCAACTAGAGCCTAGCCGTTGGGTGAAAGAGGATCTTCTGATTGATTTAACAGGCATGTCTACCAATGAAATCAAAGACTATCGTCAGTTTCGTTGGATTGAAGGCGTTCACTTCAAAAAAGCATCCGGTAAGAGTAGTGGTGGTGGCAAAAGTTTTAAGTATGACCGTGTTGCCATCGATGAGTTTTCAGCAAGAGAAAGGGTTGCATAATGAACACACCAGAAGGTGTAGAGATCCGCGGTAAGTCTATCCGCATTAGTTTTACTTACCGGGAGATGCGTTGTCGGGAGACACTAAAAGGATGGGAAGTCACTAAAGGCAATCTCAAAAAAGCAAGTCATCTACGCGCTTCTATACTTTCTGAAATTTCATTAGGCACATTTGATTACTTATCTCGATTTCCAACATCAAAGAAAGCGCAACTCTTTGCGACTCCAGAACAGCGTGGTAAGAACCTGACCGTTCGCGAGTTGTTTGATGACTATATTCAATTGAAGAAAACGACTATGGCTTCGCAGTCACTCTATGTATTGAGTACTACCGCAAGAGCATGCTGCTTGTTTGTTGGAGAGGAACGTACTATCTCCACCATCACGATTATGGATGCACTAAAGTGCCAAAAGTTAATGGTCGACTCCCCTACTCGCAATGGAAGACCACGAAGCGCAAAGACGATCAATAATATGATCAAACTAATGCGCCGATGCTTTGATTTAGCAGTGAAATCAAAATTTATCGATGACAACCCATTTCTGCATGTTGAGTTACTAAGTGGTGGCTCTGGTGAGCCGGATCCACTAGAACTAGAAGAGTTCCACCAGCTAATCGAGTCAACGACAAACTTACAGCAGCGGAATATGTTCACCTTAGCCATTTACACGGGCATGCGGACTGGTGAGCTCTGTGCGTTAGCATGGGAAGACGTCGACCTTGAGAAAGGTACGATCGAGGTTACTCGCAACGTCACGATTGAACGAAAGTTCACAACGCCGAAGAATAAGAAGTCAGAGCGAACTATTCACTTACTTGAACCTGCTCTCCTTGCCCTTAAGTCTCAAAGAGAGCTAACTATGTTTAGCCCGGTTAGAGATATTTTAGTGGAAGTAAAAGGCTCAAACACGTTTCGCCAGGAAAGCGTTCGATTCGTGTTTATTCCAGAACGTCGTAATGGTCAAGAAACGAGTGAGACCTATAAAACGACAACATATAATCGACTATGGTCACGCGCACTTAAGAGAGCTAGCATCCGCCATCGCTGTTCATATCAATCTCGACATACCTACGCTTGTTGGTTGATCACCAAAGGGGCAAACCTCTCTTTTCTCGCAGAGCAGATGGGACACAAGAGCACGATGATGTTAGAGCGTGTTTACGGCAGATTCATGAAGTCACACTCGTATGAACAAGTCGAATACCTAAATGGTTTAATGGCTACAAACAAATAAGGCCATTCGGCTTATGATGTGCATTTCAATGTGCGGAACAGAAGTTCCTCAAAGTCATTTAGTGCAAAAGCTCTTTGTGGTTCACAATAATGAGAGCTTTCCCTATCTAAAGTTATCCGTAGGAGTCTATTCAAACATCAAACTTTCATTAGTTTTTCAACCTTGTGCAATCTAATCCCCTTGTAGAATATTAACCTATTGAGTAGCTGTCAGAAAATTTGCATCATGTGAGAATAATAACGGCTACAAACCGTATATAAAGTGTACATCCAAAAAGTTTGAGATATGAGTATGAATGAAGTAAATATAAAAAGTGCAATTAGCAACTCATCAAAATCACTTTTACTTCTATCTGAAACAGTAAAAAATTTCAAATATCCTCGTGCCGTAGAGCTCGAGTTTGAAACTTCAAAATTAAACCAACACTACCTAAATGAGTTGCTAAGTAGTGTTCCTGCTGGTTACTCGAAAGGTTTGTCAGGCACAGATTTCCTTTATGTTATTGAAGTTCTGAATTCGAATGACATAATCCAGAATGAGATCGTTAATTCTCTGAAAGGTGCCCGTGAAGACCAACACGTGAAAGAAGCAAAGAAAGATTACTGCCGAATCAATCATGCAAACTCACAGTATTTGTATGTCGGTCGTTCAAAAAAGCTTAGATCTAGACTAAATCAACACCTTGGTGCCGAAAGTGGAGGCTTGTTTGCTATGCATATGTCTCGCTGGGCGATTCAGACAAACGTAAAGATTAAAGTTTTATATTATCAGATAGATAACGAAGATGATTTATTGATCCAGGCGTTAGAAGATGGTTTATGGGACGAGCTGCAACCTATGTTTGGTAGAAAAGGGGGCAAATAGTATATTGCTCTTAATAAGTTTAAGAGTGATTCCCAACGCTTGGCATTCCGAGCTCAAGGTTGGGTTTAATGTTCCAAGCCCAATGGATTGGGCCTGGAACTAGCGTTACCCTCTACAAGTAAGTGATATGGTGTTAAGTCCTAGTTTCACCTTACTCAATCAATGCTGCTAGGTCGCGCATGACGAGTCCGCCTAAGGATGTACATTTAAATCGATTTTAACCTTACACATGCATTTAGACATTTTAATAATACTTCATCATGCTATCAGCTATTTTTTTCTTTTGGCTCCTCATATAGCTATCGATGTCATTAACATTGTTAATTGAAGAGTATATTAACACATCAAGGAATAAGCTAGACGTCATTGTTGTTCCACCATATTCATATTGAATATTTTCCATATTTCTAACAATATATTTTTTAGATGTATCGCTATACTCCCAAAGGATTTTTTCTTCACCTTTTAATATATTGGTTAGAGAATATCTGACAACACTAGCTTCGGCATATTTATCGGACTCTTTATTTTCTTCTATTTTCCTATTATTTGAACCATAGAATTTTAAGGTTCTTTCAGAATCTTCGAGTATTTTTTCGTTTTCAATTAATTGTTTGTTTAATAAAGAAACCAATTCATTTCGGATAGAAATGTTATATTTATCTAATAAATTACGGTATTCAACTAGCTTTTTATCTTTTCTCTCAGAGCAGTATCTAACTATATTGTTTTTTGTTTCTTCATTCAAACCTTGTTCACGTGCTAATTTTCCATAATCAGGTTTGTATGAATATGCAATACAATTATCTAAGTCCTGATTATAGGTATCTGATTTAAATCCTTTTAAATTTTCAATGCAAAGTTTTTTCATTTCTAAATAGTGTTTTGAGTTAACTTCATTTATCCATGATTTGTCATTCTTCATTGTCTGAATTGCATTATATGTTTCAACAGAAACACATTGTTGATATAGACCACTTTCTTGCTCATCTCCCTCTATCTTTCTTTTTAAGAACCTATGGTTAACGGAGTCAGTTTTGTTATTTTCAATTAAATATTGATAAACATCTTGAACGTCTTCAAAGGTAACATCAGAATGTGGCATCAAACCAAATTCCATTATTGCTTTTGATTTAAAGTTATATGAATCCTGCGTTCTATTGTATTCTCTCACAGCCTTATAGATATAATTTTTATAATCTTCATTTTTATATAGAGTAAAAACATTTCTTTTATCATTAAGCAAATTGTTAATAATCGTATTCTGTTCGTTTATCGTAGCTAATATTTCTTTTGAATTATTAATAACATCGGCTGTTTTTTTAGAAGCAAGCTCCAACCCTTTTTGTTTTTGATTTTCTCTTAGTGTATTTGCATAATTTTCATTAAAGGTATAGAAATCTTTTCCTTTTTTTAAAGTACAAGTGTATAAAACAGTTTTACTTTCTTTATTCTCACTCCACTCAACATTTTCGCAAACACCTCTATTGTCAAGTAGTTCACCTATAGTGTAGTCACTAAAATTGTTAAAATGTTGATTTTTTACAATATCTATTGGGCTATCTCCGCAACCAGATAATAGTGTTATAGATGAGAAAAAAATAATCTTTTTATACATAGCCAACCCCATTCATAGTGTTATGATGCATATTATAGATTAAATAATTGATTAGAGGTAAAGTGTTTTATTATTTTGCTACCTAAATCAACACCTTATGACCTAGTTTGTATCATTTAATCTCTCAACTGTTCAGCCTTTGCTTAAGTTGATGGAACTAAATCATTGTTGTCCAATTGTGACTTACGATACTAACAGCTCGACAGTACGACCTAGTCGTGACTCACCAGGGGATGTGGATGTGCAAGATCGAGTATGAGTGACTACAAGTAACGCTCAAATCTTCACACGCGAATTTTAATACGTATACCCATAAATAATTCTGAATTGTCCCACCAGCGCCCCACTTCTGTCAGGGCGTGATAGCTACCAATAAAAACAATAACTTATAGCGCGAGTGTATATACCACGCAAATCTATACT